CGCACCACCCGCACGTCTGGATGTAGATCTCCATTTGTTCTCCTTGACGGTTATTGTGGAAGTGAGCCTTTTAACCTCATGCTCAGGAGGCGCTAAATAACCTTTGACACGGGGGGGAATCGCAGATTATTTAGCATTTTTCCTTACCTCGGGGGGTGAGTAAGGAAACCTAACGCAAAAAGCGCCTACGAATTAAACCGTAAGCGCTTGTATTTTGCGTGTTTTATAGTAGATTGCTATGTATTTTCGACATAACTTTCCCTATTGCTTATATTATACCGCATATTGATTAGAATGTCAAGTTTTTAGCTAACTTTATATATGTGTTCAGAACACAACTTATTACCTAATAGGGTGCATATTATTATTTCCCCTACTAGTATTACTTGATTACACTCTTCACATATGTCTATATCTTCATTAATAGTGATCATATATATATAATGCACTATTTAACTATAATAGTCAAGTCTCTCCAATTGTAACGTTTTGGTAACAGAACACGCCTGAACTTGCTTTTACCCTATAAGTAATAGTAGAAAGGCTCCCATGTTGAAAAACCACTCCCCAGAGACCCAATTGATCTCGTCACTCCTGAACAACCGAGCAGGCAATGAAGCTGCCGGATTAGGGGTCACGCCTGACATGTTTAAAGCTTACAGGGCTGAATACGAATGGCTCTGTAAGTACATCAAAACACACAGAAAAACCCCTTCAACACAGACATTTATAGAGAAATTCTCTGATTTTCCTGCTTCAGAAGTAGTCGAAACTGAATACTACGTTGAGGAAATTCTGGAAAAGCACGCTAAATCGTTGCTTATTTCAACGATGAGAGAGGTAACGCACCAACTGCAAGCTGACGATGTTCAATCAGCCGTTATCACAATGGCTGACTTTGAAGTTCCAATCATGCGTAAAAAGATGTTTGACGCATTAAAGGACCATTCGTTCTTAGATGATTACTCAGAACCACCAATCAAGATTAAAACCCCGTACAAAACCATTAATTTTGCCACTCACGGTGGTTATGCCCCAGGTGAGTTCTGGATCATTGCTGCCAGATTAGGGCAAGGAAAGTCTTGGACACTACAGAATTTTGCAAAAGAAGCTTTGATTGACGGCAAAAAGGTCTTGTATTACTCCTTGGAAATGCCAACAAATCAAATTATGGCTCGTATGAACGTTTTGTTGGGCAATCACTTAGGACACAAAATTACCCACTCAGAACTAGAGACACGAACACTTCCAGTTGATCAATACAAAACAGTTCTTGATGATATCTCAACTAGGATACCTGGCGAACTGTTTGTTATTGACTCTGGTTCAGGCAATATCACAGCTGAAACAGTTAGACAACAATCCGTAGGAATGGATTTGGTAATCATTGACTACATTGGTTTGATGACAGTTCCAGGCAAGTCAATGTCTGTAGACTGGCAAATGCTTGGAATGATTTCTAATCAACTTAAGCAAATAGCTTTGGTCAATGAAGTTCCTATTATTGCTGCTGCCCAAATCAACCGAACAGGAGATCACGGAGGAAGAAAACCACCAGATGTTGTTAATATCGCTCGCGCAGACTCACTTGGACAGGACGCGGATGTAGTTATTACCCACACTTTGCAAACTACGTCTCTCATGGCGTATAGCATCAGTAAGAACCGCCACGGTCCAAGCAAGATTCCATTTTTCACCAAGTTCCTACCAGATGTTGGAAACTTTGAAGAAGTAACTGCAGAAACCGCTGCGGACATTAGAGACACAGAGGATGTTGATTATGAGTAATTCAGTATTTGTCGTATTTAGCGACGACAATAAAATTGCAGGTATTTACCAAAAAGAAGAAGAAGCTTCATCGGCTGCTCAAACAATCAACGGAGAATACGACAAATATGCAATTAATGATGACTATGAAGAAATTGTTTATTTAGCAGTGCCAGTTTCTACTGCTGAATACGAAGAGATTATGTCATTTTGCTCTGAGCAATCTCTTTCCCCAACTGCGTTCTTCAGAACCGCAATTTTAGAGTATTTAGCGAAATGATGATAGTCAGGTGTTGCAACAACAATTGTGACACTCGCACCGTAGATTCTGAAGAATCTTTAACTTGGTTTAGGGTCTTTAGATACCCCAGAATGCTCGTTTATTGTTCAAAAGCTTGTCTATTCTCATTATTTGAAAGGGACGATTTGTGATTATCACACTGCAAGATGCGTTAGCTAGAGGTAAAGGAATAGAGCGCCCATTTACTTGTCCAGTACATGCGGACACTAATCCTTCTGCTTCAGTAAATATTGCTAAAGGTGTTTGGTATTGCTACACCTGTGGCGCAAAAGGAAAAATTGATGATGTACCACAAGCGACTGAAAACGAAGAAAATGATTTTCTAGCCAGTCTTAATTTCGACAATGAAATGCGCATTTACCCTGAATCATGGTTAGATGTGTTTGATTCTGGGCCAATACACGAGTACTGGTTGAGTAGATTCACGCCAGAAGCGTGTAAGTACTTTCGGCTTGGATATGACTATGAAAACGAGACTCCCACGTATCCAATTAGAAACTCTTCTGGAGAGGTATTAGGAGTTGTCCGTAGAAATTTAACTACTAACAGACCTAAATATAAATATCCAAAAGGTGTTTCAATTAAGAATTGCTTGTTTAACCATGAAAAAATCACATCAGATACTTTGGTGATCGTTGAAGGGGCAATGGACGTAGTAGCTTGCTATGAAGCTGGATACGACGCTGTTGGAGTGTATGGAGCTCAATTACATCAGTCACAAATCCAGATGATTAACAGGCTTGGTGTGTCAAAGGTAATTCTTGCGTTTGATATGGACACGGCAGGACAAAATGCTAAAGAGCAAGCTATATATTCTTTGCAGAACCTTTTGTCTTTGATGCATATCTATGTAGCCGAATGGCACCCAAAGTTGGGTAAAGACATGGGAGATCTATCCCTAGAGGCTAGGCAGCAGATTTTAGACGACGCTGAGATGATAACGTTTTGGTAACGAAGATCATTCAAACTAGACAAACCGCCAACCATAAGTTAGGTTATTGAATATGTTGACAGATACAGACCCAAAGGTAATTAACGATCTAGCAGATTTGCTGGACCAATACGAAGTCGCTAATAAAGTCTACGTTGAATCAAAGCAAAACATAGACTCCATTAAAAGCCAGATCATTGCTTTATTAGAAAGCAACGAGATCAAGACAACTGATGTTAAAACAGACCACGGTACTTACAAAGTAACTCGTGTACAGGGCGAGAAAACTATTGTTGACGAATCAGGGCTCAAAAATTCTCTTGGAACTAGATTCTCCTCTGTGGCTACTTTGACTTTAGATCAAGATAAACTAATGAAAGCTATTTTGAGCGGAAATCTTCAAAAAGATGAAGTTGCCCCATTCTTGAGTACAAAGAAAAATGGAGCATACGCCAAAATAACGAGGGTTGAAGATGCCTAAAGGATACAGCCCAACAGTAAGGTTCGTCAGGTCATTACCTGGTGAATACTACATGGTGAGCGAAGCTGCAAAAATGATTGGGGTTTCACCTCATACTTTAAGACAGTATGTATCCGATCCAAATCTATCACCTACCAAATGCGCTAACTTCGGAAAAGTGCGTATTTATCTTTACACTATGGAAGATATCCAAAAAATACAGAACGAATTAAATGAAAGAAGAAAGGTAGTTGATTTCAATGGCGAAAGAATGGGAAAGCCTTCAGGCAGACCGAGTAAATTCTCTAAAGAAGAAGCTGCGCATAGAAAGCGACTTTATGCCCAGCGTTACTATTACACAAAACGCGCTCACAAACTTAGATCTGAAGGAAGAGATGAAGAATCTTCAGAAGCCTTCAAACAAGCTTACAAGATTGACACTTACTTAAGGACTCATGATGACACCGGATCGAATCAAGATTAGCGTTTCCCATATGATATACATTGACCGTGAACCTTCATGGGTCAAGTACGAAATGGCTAGTGACGTTGATGCCAATGAAACAAATGAACAAGCGACACAAAGAATAAGTGCTCAGGTTAACCAGTACGTTATTGATGTGATTACTGAAACCGTAGCAAAAATAGAAGAAGTCAATACTAAGATTAAGGAAAATTCAAATGGCTAGATTCACTACTGCAGCTTCTGAAAAAACGTCAGCAAAGAGCGATTGGCTTGCTACGTTCAAGACTGGAGACACTAAGATCCGTTTTCTTCAAGAAACTGGAGACTTTCGAGAGTACTGGGAGCACTGGTACGATGGAGGTTCTGTTCCTTGCACCCGTGATAAGAGCACTTGCCCTTGTTGCCAAAGCAATGACGAAAAAGTACGTTCAGCTTCACGTAAGTTCGGCGTAAATGCTATTGAGCGTTCTACCGGAGTTGTTAAGGCTTACAAGATCCCAGTCAGCCTGTACAACCGTTTGGTTACGCGTGCTCAGCGCAATGACGACACGTTGTTAAACCGCGACTATGTTATTATCCGTTCAGGAGCTGGGTTAGACACCGAATACGATGTTGAACAAGGCGAGAAGTACGAAGTTGATGTTGCTGACTACGCTTTGCTTGATGTGGATAAGATTCTCGGTTCTGTTTGGGAAGCCAAGTTCGGTGGCATCACAATCACTGAGAACACTGAAGTAGTCGTAGAGGATGATGTTGTCCCTTTTGATCAAAGTGTCAGCAATGACACTAAAATCATTGATGAATCAGATCTGTTTAAGATGACGATTCCGGCTTTACATAATGTTGCTATTGAATTAGAAATTGAGCCAAAGAGCATTAAAGAGGCTTCCACGAAGTCTAAGCTCATTAGCTTGATTCTAAACGCTTCTTAACGAAGCAGCCAGAGGATAGAAAGCTCCGTCCCAGCATTTCTATCAGGAACAGTTGTCCACCTGTCTAGGTTCGATTCCTAGCTCTGGCACGTGATTATCAAAAAGAAGATCTGGAATCTTCATTCCCACAGTCAGTTCAGCGCAAACGACGCTTTGCCACGTGTTCAAGACATGGTAAACACAGTCGTTGGTTATGGTCAGCCTGCTCTTGGTCTAACAGACCACGGGAACATGGCTGGATCTGCTCAGTTGTATAAAGCCTGCAAGCAAGCAGGTATTTTGCCCTTCCCTGGCTCGGAACTTTATATAGTTAATAGCCGAGAGGACAAAAAGGCCAAAAGACACCATATGTGTGTAGTTGCTTACAGCACTGAGGGCTATAACAACCTTTGTAATCTAAGTAGTATGTCTAACGTCAATTTCTACAATAAGCCTTTGTTGGATATGCACGACTTAGCAGAACTAAGCTCACAAGGTCTTTTAAAGGGCATAGCAGGCACTTCAGGCTGTTATTTCGGCTTTGTAGTCCAAGCTATAGCAACCGGAGATATGGATCGTGCTAAGAGCATCCTGTGCTCCTACGCTAAATGGTTTGGAGATAAGTTTTACGTTGAGCTACAGAACCACAATATTGATCATGGTAACGGACTAACTGACGATTCTGTAGCAGATATTTTATTAGATTTAGCCACTGAATTGGGCATTCCAACTATCCTTACTCAAGATAGCCATTACTGCGACCAGCACGACAAAGTGGTCCATGAAACATTGAAGCGCTTAGTTGCTTATGGTAGCGACTCAGAAGATGCTGTGTTCCCAGGAGATGGGTTCCATCTAGCAGACACCGAATGGTTTGTTGATCACCACAACGAAAGAAGACTTTCAGCAGGAACTGAAGGTTTATCTGATTTGCTTGATTCTCACACGCTGCAAATTAAAGAGCTGGATTCGTACTCTTACAATATTCCTTTCACTGTGGAAGATCCTCTAAAGGAAATTAGCGACCGTTGCTACCTAGAATTGGAAAAAAGAGATCTTCTTAAGCCTGCTTATCAACAGCGTTTACAAGAAGAATTGGAAGTAATTGAGCACACTAGAATGGCTGGTTATCTAAATTTAGTTGCTGAAGTTACTGACTGGTGCGCTAACAACACTGTTTACACTACTACTCGTGGATCTGCTTCTGGTTCGTTAGTGTGCTGGTTGTTGAAGATCACTCAAGTAGATCCAATTAAGTATGGCTTATCCTTTGAAAGATTTATCTCTAAAGACAGAACTAAACCACCAGATGTGGACCTAGACGTAGAACACGAACAGCGTGATAAGTTAATTGCTTGGCTATCAGAAAGATTTGCTGTCACTCAAATTGGCACCTGGCTTACCCATTCTTTAACAGGGGATGATGAAAGTGGCAAGGGATCTATTAGAGTCAGGTATTACGCGTCTAAGCGTAGACAGGGTGCTGTTCTGCAGGAATGGAATCAAATACCTTCTGAAGAAAAGAACGCGTTATTTAAGCTTGCCGATAACAACGCAATTTCTTCTTATGGAACTCATGCTGCTGGCTTAGTGGTGACTACTACTAAATCGGAATTTGACAAGTTGATTCCAACTATGTGGGTAGCAAGCAGCGAAACAATGGTTACTCAGTATCCAATGGACGATATTGAAGACTTTGGAATGGTTAAGCTTGATGTTTTAGGATCTAAAACCTTAACTGTGATTAACAAGACTATTAAGATGCTAGGAAGAGATTTCAGCGAAGGTTTAGATTGGATTCCTCTAAATGATAGTAAAACGTTTACGGCTATATCTAAAGGTGATACTGACGGTGTTTTCCAATTAGAGGGCTGGACTACCAAGCGTGAAATATCTAAGCTGAAGCCCACTAAACTACGCGATGTTGTGGACGCTATGGCTTTATTTAGACCAGCAACCATGAACTCTGGCGCTACGGAAACGTATTTGTCTAGAAGAGCCAAGAAGACAAAAATACCTCAGAGACATGAGTTCCTTATGGCTACGACCAATGATACTCAAGGAATCTTCTTGTTCCAGGAGCAAGTTATCTCCGTACTTAGAGAGATAGGGCTAGAGGCAGCTGATTTAACTAAGTTTCTGAAGGCAGTTAAGGCTTCAAACTCTAATATTGGTGGAGCTGGAGATGTTATTCAGGGATTTGAGCGACAGATCAAGCAACTATGCGATGATTATGGATTCAATTCTGATGATTACGAGTTCATATGGGAATCGGCTACAGGATTCGCTGCTTATGGTTTCAACAAAGCCCACTCAATGGCTTACGGAGTGACCGCTTACAGATGCGCATATCTAATGGTTCATTACCCAGTTGAATTTCACACTGCTTTGCTTGATGTTTCATCTGGCTCTCCAAAAGAAGATAACTACGTATCTGCTACTAGAGCACGTAATATCAAGATCAAAATAGCTCATGTAAACGAATCTAATGAAAGCTACACCATCTCTAAAAATGGTAAGTACATAAGAAAAGGTTTGAGATCTATCAAAGGTCTTGGCCCTGCTTCGGCAAAAAAGATTGTTGCTGCTAGACCAGAAGATGGTTATGAAAGCACCAAGCAGTTTGCCAGACTTACCAAAGTATCTGGTACTAAACCATATTTAGAGACTGGAGATATGGAAGTAGGAACTTTTGGGAAGCTCTATGAAAATAGGGCATTTGAAGGGTTATCAGATGAGTGATGGATGCGAAGCAATGCTGTGGGTTAATGAAGTTTGGTGCAGATGTTGGAAGCAACCTACTGAATCCCATCACATGCTTACTAGGGCTCGTGGTGGCGCAATTTTAGATGAGATTGGTGAGACCTACCACAAGATTAATCTATGCAGAGAACACCACGCATGGAGCGATGGAGGACAAGCATATGAAGCTGGTCTTCTGATAGATGGATATGTGACTAAAGAAAATGGAAAAGTCGTATACCAAGGAACTAACCACTACCTGAGAAGGCATTATGGACAAAGTTAGATATACGATTATTTCTGCTCCAGATGATTCAGTAAGAGAGACTTTGCTGCTTGTCTGTGATGCTTTAGACAGAATGGCTATAGCTTCTATAGAAACTGCATTAGAGTTAGATCAGATGGATGACGACAACGAATCAAGAAACTTTGTTCTTGGAATAGAGAACAGTTTAAGAGCAATAATTAGAGCTGGATTGGGTTTATAATGAAGTTATCAACGCTAGCCAAGACAATTGAAGAAGAACTAGCAGTTACTATGAGGCACGCAGATTGGTTGGAAAACCATTCAAACGCCATTTATAGCGAAGAAGCTATCAAATTTGCTGAGGAAGCATTGTCCTCTTCAGTTGGTGGCAATAGAGCTAGAAGACTAGCTTTTAGAGGATCAGATACTGGAAGTTGTGATAGAAAGCGAATATTCAAATATCTAAAAATTCCATATGAGCAAAGAGTTTCTGAAAAGCAAGCAAATATATTCCACACAGGTAACTTCTTGCACTTGAAATGGCAAATGGCTGGAATAACTGAGGGCTGGTTAAAAGCTGCCGAAGTACCTATGTCTGCTCCAGAATTATTGCTGGAAGGCACTGCAGACGGTATTTTATACGACGATACTGGCTTTGAATTTAAAAGTATCAATTCTAGAGGCTACTCACAAGTATTAGCCTATGGACCAAAAGAAGAGCACATTTATCAAATGCACGCATACATGTTAATGGGTGATCTAGAAAAGTATTCAGCTATTTATGAAGACAAAAACACACAAGAATGGCGCGAATTTAGAGTTTATAGAAATGATAGTATTATCAAAGAAATAACTGACACTTTGCTAGGTTTAGCTGAGTCCATAAACAATGAAGTATTGCCACCTGTATTGCCTAAATGTATCAATAAAGAAGGCATGGCTTACAATTACTGCGATTTTAAAGACGTATGCTTTACTTACGAAGGGTGGCCTAAATGAGTCCTGCAGTCAGTATTAGAAAATCAACTCAAAAAGATATTCAGTTCAGTAAGACTTTAACTGAAGTACAAACAGAGTATGGGCTTCCTTCTTTAGAAGAGTTAGAACATGAGATAGATGGATATGTTGATATTTTATTGGGGAGAGAACCTTCTCCAATATCTAGTCCTTATTTGTCTATGATGGAAGTTGCTACTGCTTATCACGCACGCGGTCAAGAAATAGACATGATCATACACAGAGGAGAGCGTAGTAGCTCAATTCTAAAAAGCTCTCCTTATTACAAATTTAGAACTGGAGAGCTAAGAGCTTTTCTAGAACTAACTAAAAAATGCGCAGAATTGGGTAGTCGCAGGCTTACTCAAGAAACACTACTACAACAGCAAAAGCTGGAATCTTAATGGATGAGCAGCTTGAGCTAGATTTGGAATATTAAAATGAGCGGTATTATTTTGCCAGGTAGTGGAAATTTGAATATCAATTCAAATCCAACTCAGGCTCAAATGTTGGCTAGTAATCCAGAGATGCAAAGAATTATGAGCCAAGCTACTGAAATTGATTTCCTAAAACAGGAATTAGCTGGTATGCAACGTTGTTTAGCTACATTGGCTTGGAAATATGCTGGTGGAAAAGCTATTATTTCTGATGAAGAAATGATGAGTATACCTACTCAAATCCATGCTATTAGAGAAGACTCTAAATCTAGGATGCTATTATGGGTTAGTACTGAAACCCTTAATCCAGATTCAATTGTTGCTGAAGCTGGACAAATGACTACTGATACGGAAGAAAGCAGTGATGAAGGAAGTTGATCACCCAAAAATATATACGGTAAAGCTTTCAGAGGATCAAATTGATGCCATATTCGATGCTTTCAGGATGCTTACTATGATTGATTCCATTGAAACTGAATGGGGAGAGCTAAGCACGCAGCAATCCCAAGAGTCTTTTACTGATATATCCGAAAGTTTTTTCGGTGTTGGATACAAAGAAGATATGTAGACAACTGAAATATACTAATAATGTAGCGCTACTACTATTTTAAGGAATTAATATGGCACTTTTGACCAAGCAAGCACTTACAAAGGCTGGAGCAGTTGTTACTTTTACTGCTGCCTCTGCCTCGGACACTATTGATTTGTCTGGCAATGTTATTTTGCTCGTTACGACTGCAACTGGAGCGGGCCAAGTAATCACTGTTTCTTGTTTCCCAGATACCACTGAATGGGGTGCTGCTGTACCAGACCTAACTTACACAGCAGTTAACAGCACGACTAGAGCTTTTTACTTGACTCCTGCTAACAATGCTTCACCAACTACTGGTCTTTGCACCGTCAGCACCCCGACTACTACTGGTTTAACTTACGCAGTACTAACTCAGTAATGAAATACGTAGGAATAGACTACGGTGTTAGATCTGCTCATATTGCAATAATTAATGACAAAGATCTAACAGTACACACTATTTCTACAGATAAATTAGATAGTCGGCAAGACGAGCTTATATATATAAGGTCTAAAGTAGAACAGTTTTTATCTAATATAGATATTGTAGTAATAGAATCCCCAGTATTAGCGGGTCCTAGAAACTTACAAGTTCTAATATCTATGTCTCAGGTGTGCGGAGTACTTCTAACAAGTTGTACTCCGCATACTGCTGTCACAGTAGCTGTGGCTAGTTGGAAGAAAGAAATAGTTGGGAAAGGAAATGCCTCTAAAGAAGAGGTTGCTAATTGGTTAGAAAAGTACTATCCTGACTTTTATAATAAATGCCAAAGACAGGATCATATAGATGCCACATGTATCGCCTTATACGGGAAACTCATATCCTGATAAGAATAAACCAATATATGAAGAGCATATAGCCGATAATGTTTGGTTTGTTTATAATGAGCAGAGTTGGGTTAATGTAGACGATCACATATGGTCTTGGTCAGATATTGAAGATCCTGAAATAGAAGAGACAGAAGAAGTACGGCATAATATTTTTGCTAGTTTATTTCCTAGCTGGCACATAAATGCTTCCTGTTTAGATATGAATGATGATATATTTTTTGGTGGGGATGGCACTCCTGAAAATCCATCCATGACTCCATCTCGAATAAGACTAGCAAAAGAAATATGCAGGCTGTGCGTAGTAAGAAAAGATTGTATAGTGGCCTCTTTGAATTTCAGAGAAGAGTATGGAATTTGGGGAGGAATAACTGCGAATGAAAGAATGAATCTTTTTAACTTCATAGATAATGGAACTAAGCCAGAAAAAATAGCAGAAGACTACATACACGGATTATCTTATAAGTACGGTGCAAAATGAAAGAAATAGAAGTTATTCCAGAAGGATCAAATGCTTACCATGCTTACAAACAAAGGCAATCTGGAGCCTCATGGGAACAAATAGCAGAAGACAATGGATATTCTTCTGCTGATAGTGCGATGACTGCAGTAAATACTTATCTACAACGTTCAGCGTTATCACAAAGCGAAGAGTGGCGTAGAGAAGCATTACAACTTGAGTTAGATAGATTAGATTCGTTAAATGTCATAGCGTGGGACCAAGCAATGGCTGGTGATTTAAGAGCAGTGGACACTGTATTAAAAATAATGGGACACAGAGCCAAGCTATTACAACTTGATGTGCCCACAAATACCAATGATGGAATGCGAACATTGATAGTAATGGGAGACACTGAAGAGTACGTTAAATCTTTAAAACAGGTTGCTACAGAAGAATTAGAAGCGTAGACATATAAGAGATAATAATAGAGACCAGGGGACCTAGGTGGGCATAAGTCCCCTGGTCCCAAGACAGGAGTTTAGATGAGCGTCCCAGCTAATATAGATCTAACAATACAAAAAGGCGAAGATTATGTCTCCCAGTTTTATTGGTTAGATTCTAGCGACAATCCATTTCCTGTGGTTAATCCTGCCTACATGATGGTGAAACCTTCCATTGGTAGCGGTACGACAACTCTAAAATTAAAAACGACAGGTGTATTATCTACTTGGATTGATACAGGTATTCAAGTTAGCGGAACTACTGGTTTTATACAAATAACTTTAACAGCAGCCCAAACTTTGGCTTTAACTGCTGGTAGTTATGTATACGATTTGTTTGTATCGTACAATTATCTAAACTCAAATGGAACAGTAAATAGCGTTAAAATAACTAAAGTTATTCAAGGTAAATTTATAGTAAATGATAGCGTAACGGTTGTACCATGAGTTCCATAGAAGTTAAATATCGTTTAGATGATGGTGGTTCAATCCTATTTTTTGAAGGGTTAGCCACATCAGCTGGATTAACTGGCGCTACTGGCCCAAAAGGATTACGTGGAGACATTGGGACCACGGGTGTTGTTGGACCTGATGGTTCTACTGGTTATTTGCCTACATCTTGGGCAAGTGGAGCCATGTCTACGCTTAGAGTTTCAAATACTGGACAAAACATTGGAACCGAAGCTGTAAAAACACTAGAACTTGGTGCAGAAATAGATTTTTTAGGTATATATAAAAATAGTACTCAGTTTACCTTAAAAAAGGGATATACATATTTCATTAATTCTTATTTTATAGGTCTTTCTGATGGGGACCAGTATTATTCTATAAACAATATAACTACCAATGAAAGCTGGTCTTCAACAGCAGAATATTTAGCACCTGATGTTGCAGCACATGCTGATGTTAATTTTCATTACACTCCAACTGTTGACTCAACTTTTGAAATAACATCCACTCTTACAGATGCAACTTATGCCTATATAGGAATTGAAAATTTAAATTGTAGCGTTAGTGTGATGGTTATGGGAGCTTCTGGAGTTTCTGGTGATGATCCAGGTTTACCAACATTTCCAACTGGTGATGCGGGTAGTCAAGGTGCAACAGGACCTACTGGCGCATCAGTTCTCGGAAGAGCTTCATACAATACAATATATGGTTTCTCAGCTTATCAATAAGGATAAATTATGGCGATAATTATTAGATCTAGATCTTTAACTGGATTAGGACCAGCAGGTCCAGCAGGAGTTCAAGGTAGCCAAGGGCCACAAGGAGTTCAAGGAAACCAAGGAATTGCGGGTCCTGCTGGTTCTATCAGCGACTATAAAAACGTTTGGACTGCCTCTACAGTTACAGTATCTGCTGCAACAGAACAGGGCATCACGCTAACTAATAGTACTAACGAATTAGTTTGGACTGGAACTGGTTCTTTGACCGTAGCATCTACTGGGTCTTATCTAATTACTTTAAAAGCTATATGGAACCCAACCGCTTCAGGTTCGGGATATAGAATATTAACAATGAAAAAGAACGGAACCCTTGAGCGATCTTGGTACAAAAATGCTTCAGTGGCAACTGTTTCTACTTATCAAAACGTTGCAGGGTTATTCTATTTAACCGCTGGCGATGTTTTAACGTTTTTTTATCTAAACTCTCAAGGTAATGGAACAATAACTGGTATTGAAGTTAGAGCGTCTAAAATAGGTAGTGGGCCAAAGGGAGATGCAGTTTGGCTTAATGGATCAGGCGCTCCATCTAGCGGTACTGGGTCTGTTGGTAATTATTATGTAAATAATACAAATGGCGATTATTATGAAAAAACTGGTTCAACCACTTGGACTTCTAGAGGAAACTTAAAAGGCGCAACTGGAGCCACTGGAGCTATTGGAAACACTGGAGCATCTGGCGCAACTCTAACTAGAACAACTACTTCAATTACTGGTACTACTACTAAAACAGCTAACTTTGCTGCTGCTCATGGATTATCTGTGGGTATGGCTATTTCCTTGAGTGGTATTACCACACCTTCAGGAAACAACGAGAGTGCTTATATTCTCACAGTTCCCACTACAACGTCGTTTACATACACTTCAGCTGCTGGCACTACCATTACCACACCTGCTTCAGGTGCCGGTGTTACAGTAACTGCATACTATGGTTATCCTTCGTACACAAGTCTTAAGACCACCTCTTAGGAGATAAAATGGCGGGAAGTACTGTAGATCCTGATATTCCAATTGGGGAATATCATCTACGAGTAAGCCAAAAACCTGTAACACAGCCCTCACAGCCATTTGATGGAGCTGCCACCAAAGATGGGATAGAGACATTAACTAATAAAACTATAACTACGCCAACAATTATTGCTCCTACTGTTGCAAGTGGGGTTTTTGATGCACCACAGTTAACAACACCCCTTATTTCTTCAACTGGCTTTTATTACGCACAACACAATCACTCTGCCGCGATTAACGGCGGGACTTTATCTACTTACGAAACAGTACGGTCTTGGACTAATTACACCCCTCAATGGACCGCATCCATTACAAACCCTACTTTAGGAACTGGTGCTTTAGCCCAAGGTAGATATAAAATACTTGGTAGTAAAACTGTACACGTAGATATTGAATTTACAACAGGAAGTTCTGGTTTTTCAGGTGGGAGCGGGACTTATCAGTTTAGCCTACCTGCCAGCACCGAGATGAGTTATGGGATCGTAAGAAATTCAAGTATAGAATCCACTGGTACAGCTAGAATGTACGACTCTAGCGCCTCTACATATTACACTGGAGTATCTGTAGCTGCTTCTAATCAGAATTATTTATTAGTTTATACAAACCAGACTATAAGACCTACTCAACCGTTTACATGGTCAAATGGAGACCAAATTATTATTTCTTGCACATATGAATTCCAATAAGGTATATGTAAGTGTAAAGTTAACTAAACCCTAATAGTAATATAAGGCGAGTAATATTAATACATACAAGATACTTATCAAGCATGTTATGGTAGGGTATAACCACAGGAGGAACAATGGCTAGTAATGCAGGCGGGTTTAGATACCCTGTAGGTGGTGACACACCTGATATACCCAGAGATATTAAAAATTTAGCTGACGACGTTAACTCTTACGCTCTGCTAAAAACTGGTGGAACAGCAACGGGTGCTATAAGTGTGCCTGCTCCTACCGTATCTGGACATGCAGCTAATAAAGCATATGTAGACAAAAATCAACGACCTGTAGCGTTCAGAGTAAACCCAACAGCGTTTTCATGGACCACAGCCACTAACGTTAAAAGATGGAGTTATCCCTTCACAGCACCGTTTCTTTCTGGTAACTGGATCATACAAGCTAGCTGGAACTGCGACTTTGTGTTTACTGGTGCTGTAACGTTTACTTTAGCAACTATGGCTTATGGCTCTGATTCCTCATATAGAACATATAACTACGCACAACTTCCTTCTGGTGCGTCTATGACCAATAATGGAACGGGAGAGCCAAACAATAGTGTGTCATTAATGGCTACAGATATAATTCCTGCTAATACTGGTGTATCTATCAAATTAGAAACAAACTCATCTATAGCTGGGTACTACACTTCCACTGGTAGTGTATATCGCCAAACTTTAAATGTGTTAGCATGGCCCACATTGCAAACAAATATAGGAACATGGCCCGCAGCCACCTAAGATAAGGAATATAATGACTAATTTAAACAATCTAGTAAGAAGCGCTGTAACTACTTTTGTTACTGCTTTTATTGCCCTCGTACCACTGTCCGCTTTAGCTTCAAGTGACTTCAGCTGGTTGCAGTCAGCACTTATTGCTGCTGCTTTGACCACTGTGCGTACTGTTGTAGCTTACTTTGACCCAGGAAACACCAGCTTTGGTTTGGGTTCAACTGTTCCAGCAGAGGATGTTGCTCTTGATGTGGAGCAGCCTGATGCACCTATTGAAGGTGAATAATGGCTTGGCATTTAGCACCATCTTTGGTGCAGCTTCGTAATGAAGTAAATAAGAAGTGGCCTAATCGCCCAAAGGGTTCTGATGGTACTGTTGGTGATCCTGCCCATGCTTCTAGAAATAGTGATCACAACCCTAATTCTCGGAGATCAGTAAACGCCATTGATATTACTTACCCTGGTGTTGACCCTAATACAATCATTACTGCTGCTTCTAAGCACCCATCAGCTAGTTATGTGATCTTCAACCGTAAGATATATACCAGAGCTGACAATTGGAAATCTAAGCCTTATTCGGGTATTAGCCCTCACACAACGCACCTTCATATCTCAATTAAGCAAAACGCTGCTGCTGAGCAAAATATGACTAAGTGGTTTGGTGTAGCTAAGCCAGTTGCTAAGCCTGTAGTTAAGTCTACTTTCCCATTACCAGCAACGCATGTGTTTGGTAAGAACGCAAGCTCTAAAGTGCATAATGGTAATGCTAGTAAGAAAGATGACGAGTCAGTTCGTAAGATTCAAGCAAAGTTCAAGTCTGTTCCAGATACAGGTTTCTATGGACCTGTAACCACAAGGGCTATTAAGGCTTGGCAACTTAAGCACCTTATGCGTCCTACTGGTAATGTTGGAAAGAATGAATGGAAGCGTCTAGGGCTCTAGGAGCCATTCTAAAGGCCCACGATGTTAATTACAGTATTATCCTTTGCATTAGCTGCAGGATCGCTTAGCGGGCTATGGATCGTTGGGAAACGACCTTTAGCGGGTTGGGTGTTCCTTGCATGTATGGAAGTACTATGGATAGCCTATTCTGTTTATACAAAACAGTATGGGCTATCTTTTTTATGTATAGCGTATGGAATCCTTTATTCCGTTAATACTTACAGGGCATATAAAGCCAAGTGATAGTTGCGGGTGTAGATATTCTTTTAGTAAGACATTGAAGGTGCATACATCTGTTGCACATCACAAATTTGGAGAACCACGTGTCAGAATTTGATGAAGAGACTGAGTATTTGGATGCTATCTACAATGTTTCTAAGGGAAGCACTAAGAAGAACTCTGTAGGCCCATACACTAAGACAGACATAGCTGCTCAGCTAGGTGCAGCTACAGGTATTGGCGCTGGTGTTAGTTTAGCTGGTAGAGGTAATCGCGGAATTAAATACGTTAAAAGTAGCCAAAAAAGATTAGATAACATGATAGCTGGCAAAGATCCAAAAAACTTTTCTCCAGCTACAGCTAAAAGTGTAAATAATATCGAAGGTGGTTTAAAAGCTTTTAGATCAGTTAGTTCTAAGGCTAGAGCTACTGGTCTTGGTTTAGCCGGTTTAGGTGCTGCTGGAATGTTAGCGTCTGATGCGTCCGCATACAAAAGAAACAAAGGAAAAAATATGAAGGTTTCTAAATCAGCTTATAACATGCTCCCTAAAGGTTTTAGCGCTGCTAGAAAAGCAAAATCTTTAGAGATGGCTCCTGCTAAATTTTCTGCAAAAAAACAAGCTGCGTATGACCGTATGGGTTTGTCTACCACTCAAGGTGATATTGCTGATATAGCAGGCGCAGGTGTTCTTGGTGCAGGTATTGGTGCGTCATTGCCTCCTATGTACAGAAAAAGAGACAAAATGGCTGCAGCTAGAAAGATGAATAGAAACAAGATGGCCCCTGTTGCTAAGTCTGCTTTTGGTGTTGAACACACTGATATTTCTAAAGGATTGCCATCTAATCTTAAAAATTCGATAAAGGGAGCAGATAAAATTGCTGCCCAAAGAACAGCAGCAACTGGGAATAGAGAAAAAGGCAAAAAAGCTGGTATGAAAGCTCTTAAATCTGATTACCCAAGTCTAGTTAACTCTAGAGTAAAAGGAAAAATGTTCTCTACTAAAAAGAATGTTACCGCTAATACTACAGTTTCTGGTGCTGCAGGTAGAAACATGTATAGTGATAAATCTGGCTTGACTAATTATGGGCCAACGCGAGGACGCTATAAAGGTGAAAATGCTAAGCTTAATGGTAGCCGACAAGGAGATTATTTGTTGACTAGAGCTGGCGCTAATGCAGAAGGTAGAAGACGTAGAAATTACTCTCCAATAGGTGCTGATTTGAAAGAAATATCAAATGAGAACCTAGCTCGTCTTAAGCCAGCTGCTAGAAACCGACCATTGAGGAACATTTAATGTCTGAATACATTGCTAAAGCAAGTAGCAAGAAGCGTAGCGATGAGCCAAAAGCTTCAGTTGGTAGATATGTAACTGGAGGTTTGTTTCCAGGTTTTCATGGAGCTATTGCTGGTGAAAAAGGAGATAAGCGTAAGTTAAAGGCTGCTGGGTTAGAATTGGCTGGCGGGTTTATAGGCTCAGCTTTACCAGGACCAGGAACTGTGCTAGGAGGTGCTGTAGGTACTCATTATGCTCAAAAGGCTGGATATTACAAAAAACAAAAGCCTAAGTCCAAAGTTTCTAAGTCTGCTTTTGGTGTTGAGCACACTGTAGCTAAAGCATCTGGAGCTGATTTAGCTAGAATGATTACTTCTAGTATCCCTGGTTCTAGAGCTATACCTGTTGGTGGTAAGGCTGCATCTGGCGGGAAAATGTTCCCCACTAACGCTAGATTAAATAGAGTTAATTTAAATAAGAACCCTAAGACCTCTAAGTCTTCTCTTAAAGCAGGTCAAAATATGGGTAGAGGAATAGCTTCAGGTATGAGCCGTGGCTACTTTGGTCCAAAGGGAGTTTGATGATGTTAGACGCATTTGGTGTTGAGAGAACAGACATTTCTAAGAAGCAGACGCAAAACGTTACTTATGTTAGAGAAGCACCACCTACTGCAGAAGAAAAGCGTAGAGCTAGATATGCTTTAGGAGGAGCAGCAGCAGGAATAGCAGCTGGTTTTACACAAACCCCAGTTATCGGTGGCAAATTTAGAGGTGCCGTTAGTGGAGCTAGAGGTGCAGTAAAAGGTTCTATGGAAGTAAATAGAATGGTAGGTGGCAGCAAAGCTAGAGGCGCGATTAATGCTGTTCGTAATGCACCAGAGGGAGCAAAAGGCGGTGTTAAATCTTGGAAGGGTTACAAACTTTCAACTAGTGGCATTGGAAATATGATGGTTAGAACTTATGCTCCAGTTTTGGGGGCATATGGTGGTGCTGTTGCTGGTGAAGGTGTTGGCGAGCTACGCAACCAACAACTTAAACTTAGTAACAAAAAGCGTAAAGTCTCTAAAGGTCTTCCTTCTGCTTTGAGAGGTGGCAAGCGAATAGCAGGTCCTGGAGCAGATATAATAGGTAGAACAATGCAAGGTGCAAATTGGAGCGGTAAGCAAGCATCTAAGCAGATGGCTATGCAGAGAACTAGGAGCCCTGGCTATCGGCAAGGGCAAGCTGGTGGTTTTATAAAACAAGGCAGAGATCAAAAAAGGGTTCGTTTTCAAAGAGAACAATGGATGGGCACCGATCCTGCTACTAGACAGATGGTTGACACTAGAGCTTTAAGAAATGCTGATATGGGTGGTTTTAAAGGACAATTTAATGCCCCACCTGCTGCAGCTAAAATAAATCCTGCTTTACAAGCTAGATTAGCTGCTAGAAAAGGATCTTAATAATGTTAGACGCTTTTGGTGTTGAGAGAGCAGATATTTCTAAGGGTTTTAAAAGCCCACGTATGGTTGCGCGCTATTTAGGTAATATTGCAGGGGAGACCACTGGTAGGGCAACTAAAGAGGTAGAAGATTCTGGTGCCCGCCTTATGCAAGACTTTGAGCGTAGAGCTACACGTACAGCTGTTAAGGTTGGTGCAGCTTCAGCAGGTGCTGGTGTTGTAGGTACAGCTGGAGCTACTTATGCTAACAAGAAAATTAGAAATTATAAGGGTAAAGCCCCAGTTTCTACTCAGCTAACAGGAAGATAATTGTAATGATAGACGCATTCGGTGTAGAGAGATCTGATATCTCTAAGGGTAAGATAGCTTATGCAGCTAAGAGAATTATCAATTCTAGAGAGATAGCTTTGTCTTCGTCTAAAAAGGCTAGACAGCATTATGACGCGTCTGAGAAAGCTTTTAAGGCTATTAGAACTGGTAAAGGGCAGCCAGAAGGTTTAAGTAACGCATACATGTCGAATCGTGGTTTGGCTTCTAAATATAATAAAGAAGCAAATATGGCTCGAAAAGTCACTAACATGAAAACAATTAGACCTTCGCGTAAATTACCAGATACTAATGTTTTTCCTAAATCAAGGACGATCTAATGATTGACGCATTTGGAGTTGAGATCTCTAAGGCTGATGACAGCGTGAATCTTGTGCCTGAAGAAAAGGCCCTGCAGGACGCTCTCCTTGGCGTAGTAGCCAAGCATGGCAAGTTCAACATGGACAAGACTGGTGTATGGGCGGGGTATTTCTCAGCAGATGAGAATGACTGCGCTAATATTGGCGTTATGTGTAGTAACTGTACCCTGTATCGCGGGGGTAAGAACTGCGCTATCATCGCACTAGACGTAGAGCCTGGTGGTGTATGCCGTTTTGCTGTAATCCCAGATGGTGTGGTTAAAAAGGATGATTGACGCATTTGGTGTAGAACGTACTGATATCTCTAAGGGGTTGCCTTCTTACATTAGACAAGCTGTTCACGCTACCCCTGGATCTAGAGAAGTGATTAAAAAACCTTTTGTTTACGCAGACACAAGAGGCCAAGGATATGGAATGTTAAATAACAGAGCAATATCCAGAATATATGGCGAGAAAGTTTCTCAGAACACTAAAAAATATCCTGAAATACGCGCAAGAGAATTAAAGTTTTTGAAAAATCCGACTCGAAAAGTAGAAGACGCTAAAATGATTACTAATGACATAGAAAGAAGAACGGCTCAACATCTTGAAGGAAGAATACGATCCGCTGAAATATCTGCAAACCGAAGTGAAAATAATGGAAGCAAATTGGTGCTCGTCCGTGCTAAAAAACGACCGTTTAAGAAAATCTAATGATTGACGCATTCGGAGTAGAAATCTCTAAGGCTGAAACCCCAGCGTGGCAACGGTCCGAGGGCAAGAACCCCAAGGGCGGATTAAACGCCAAAGGCAGGGCTTCTGCACGCGCACAGGGGATGAACCTCAAAGCACCCGTTAAGGGGGGCGACAATCCTCGCAGAGCATCCTTCTTGGCTAGAATGGGTAATATGCCAGGTCCAGAGCGTAAGCCTAATGGAGAGCCAACAAGGCTCTTGCTGTCGCTACAGGCGTGGGGAGCATCTAGTAAGGCGGATGCTAAAAAGAAGGCTGCTTCTATCTCTTCTGAAAATAATCCTGTGTCTAAGGGCCTGCCTTCTTACGTTAAAGGTGTTCAATTAGGAAAAATTAAGCCCAACGCTAATGTTACTGGCTTAGGTAGAGTTTATAGAACAAATTTAATAAGGGCTAATGCAGCTGGTAAAAAAGCTGCTGCTATGAAGCCAGATAACATGAGGCGAATACTTGTTTCTGAAATACCAAAAAGTTTTTCTATGAGAAATAGACCTAGAGAAAGATTTCAAACACAAGTAGAAGAAGGACAAAAACTAAAAAGAAGATTACCAGGTTATTTGAGGGTTAATAAAGATATTAAAGCAGCGCGAGAAACAACAAAAGCTAAATACGATAGTACTTATCTTGATGAAAATCGTATGTCTGCGCAAGATTTAATATGGCATAGGGCCACTAATATGGCTCCTAGTAAAAGAAATGTTTCTAAAGCTTTTACTCCTCGCAATCCAGACTTTTCTATGCAAGGTAGGGAAGTGCTGCATCTTGGGAGAAAAGCTCGTATACAAACATATGATGGTGATAATATGTTTACTGTACTAAACAATAAAGATGCTAAAGTTTTTGTGCATAGGGATCAGCTTAAATTTTTAAAGAAGAAGCGGCCTGAAAGTTCTATTAAGCCATTAGCCCCTAGTAAACCACCTAAGCCAGTGCAAGGCACTTTATTTGATATTGGTAAAACTAAACCTATTAAAAATACATAAGTACTCTAGAGGTCTAAGTTATACTGAAAGGTATAAGGAGTAGCATGTCTAGAGATGATTCAGGCGAAATAGCAGTATTTGGTAGCATGGTAGGTGCTGCCCTTACTGGTATGCCTGTAGCTGTGCTTATATCTGATAATTCTATTGCCGATAATTTGTCTTTTTTAGTAGCTACATTAGTGTCACTATTAGCATTAGGTGCTGGAATTGGGCGTGTATATAAAATGTGGAAAATGTCTGTTTTAGAGTCTATGGAAAGAGATAATTTATTAAAAGACTTAGCAGACAGGTTGCATAGAATAGAAGAACGACAGATAAACATTGAAGATAGTATAATCAATAATTTAGAACGATTAAAATTAAAAAGAACTCTTTTCGATCATAATAATAACAATTAGAGGTAATTATGTCTACATTAACTTTAGGTAGTGTGCTTCCTACATTAAAAGTAGAGCTTGCTAGAGCCGCTGCATCTAAATTTGGGCTTAAAGTTACCTTACCTGCTGGTTCAACATTTTCTGGTTTAACTGCTGTATTAGTGTTAGAAACTCCTACTGGCCAAGTTTTGTGGACTGCTAATAACCCAGTAAACGAAGGTGATGCGGGCAATACCCAAGTATTTTACTGGGAATTAACTTATAATCAAACTAATGTTACGTGGAAAACATGCGACGTTAGATTGGAGTTTAGGCTTTCCAGTATTATTCAAGTTATAGCTGCTGGTAAGGTTAGGCTTTCCTCGTGACAGATCAAGTCCTTCTTACACCCGTTACAGTTGGCGAACTGATAATAACTACGCCAGTGGCTGTTAGTGATTTAGTTGTTGGAGATGCCCCTGTTAACGCCATATTTGGTGTTCCAGGGCCAATTGGTTCATCTTGGTACACAGGAAGTACAACACCTGATTCAGGTTTAGGATTACAAAAAGATTTTTACCTAAGAACTACTAATGGCGATTACTATGAAAAAACTGGTGTATCTACTTGGACTTTGAGAGGTAACCTAAAAGGGCCTCAAGTAGTTAGCACAGACGCTAATAACCAAGCTATATTAGGTACAGATTCTTATATATATGTCCCTCACGATTCAACTAAATCAGACACTACGCACCTGCATACGGGCGTATATGACCCAATAGGAACTGCAGCAGCCGCTGTATCAGCTCACATATCCTCTGCAGACCCACACGCTGATAGATCGTGGGCTACTGGGCAATTTGTCCCTTTATCTTCCCTAGACCAAATTAACGGAACCGCTGTATTGGATTCTGGGAGAAAAATAGCCATAGCTAGACTCCCACAAGGGGCTAACGGTGTTGCGGTCTTAGATGGCTCTGGGTTGATTCCTACGGGCAATTTACCGCCACTTGCCATCAATGAAATTACGGTAGTAGCTACAGAAGCCGCTATGTTGGCTTTAACAGCCCAACGTGGAGATGTAGCAGTTCGTTCTGATACGGGCAAAACATACATATTATCGGCAGATACGCCAACAGTCTTAAATGCTTGGAAAGAGATTTTAGCTGCAGGTCAGGTAACTGCAGTTAATGGTCAAAGTGGTGTGGTCAGCTTAGGTGTGTCAGATATCACGGGGTTAGTATCTGCCCTGTCTGGTAAATCTGACACTACTCACGCCCACTCAGGCGTATATGAGGCTAATGGAGCAGTTGCTACCCATGCTGCAGTAACCACTAGTGTTCATGGTATTTCAAACACCGCCAACCTTGTATACACATCTGACTCTAGATTGACTGACTCTAGAACGCCTACTGCGCACGCGTCTACTCATGCGGTTGCTGGTTCTGACCCAATTACCATTGCGGAATCTCAAGTTACTAACCTCACAACTGATTTAAGTGATTTAGGAACTAGAATATCAACTCTAGAAACTACTGGTGGAACTACAGGTTCTTCTACATATGCGTTAGTAAGAAACGCTACTGGTTCTACTTTGACTAAGGGAACAGTTGTATACACTTCTGGTTCTAATGGCGATCATGTTCAAGTTTCTAAAGCTTTAGCTACTTCAGATGCTACTTCAGCTAGAACCCTAGGTTTTGTTAGTGCAAATATTTTAAATGGTGCTGATGGATATGTTCTTACCGAGGGATATCTTACAGGGATAGATACTTCCGGTAAAACTTCTGGGGATATAGTTTACTTAGATGGTACTACTGCTGGTACTTGGACCACTACTAAGCCTGTAGCACCATTGCACATGGTTTATTTGGGTGTTGTTACTCGGGTAAACCCAAATAATGGTTCAATATATGTTAAGGTACAAAACGGTTATGAG